CACTTTCAACAAGGGATTTTAATATTTGACCACTTGGAGTTGGTAACACCTTTAATTTACCCATAACAGCCGATCCTTCCCACCAAGTTTTTACTATCAAGTGGGAGGTGTTTTTTAGATTTATCACTGAGCTTTCTGGGTGGTCCAACTCACCAAGAGCGCGATTTTCCGAAATAACTGATTGATATCTTTCAATTTCGCGACGTAATATTTTTTCGCTATATTTACGACCGTTTCCGTTCTTTACATCTGCTTCTTGAATTTTGCCAGTAAGATACATTGTGCCATTATTTTTAGCATCAAGCTTCTCGCCCTCAGTTAAAAAATCTTGGCATGTTCCGTTTGGACATAATTCAAAAAATTCACGTAATAATTGATTATTCATTATTGTTTCCACCAAATTGCGGGCGCAACCCGCACGTTACTGCTTCCAGAACAGCAACGGCGTACTGGTTGTAACATGTAGCGACGAACAAAAGTTACTTGTTTTCTCATTTATCTTCCTTCCCGCTAAATTCTAGAATTTGTTTTTCTATCCTGCTGCTAAAACGAATATGTGCAGGGGTAGAATCAAACCAATTTATAGCATTACCATCTATTGTAAAACCAAATTCACCAATAGGAGTTACACGACCACTATTTCTTGTGTCTTTATCGTTAAATTGCAATAAATAAACGTTCTTGCCATCTGTTAGAAATAGCTCACCTTCGACATCTTTCGGTCCAGCTACTTCGCCTGATAGTTCATATGGTTCACGACCCTGATATGGCTGATAAGTTCTATTATCAATAGGTTGGCCGTCTGGATAATTTTTTGTATAGCCATAACCGGGGTATACGTTTCCTTCCCCGGCTCTTGCTGGCATACCGCCTATTTCTTCCATTATTAGCTTCTTTAATTGGTTTTTAGATATTTTCATGATAATATAAATAGTGCTTATTTTTTATTAGTTTTTATATTTATAAGAATACCTTCATCATCAACAAGTCGACTTATAAAATACGATGTTCCGCTTGATATACACCCTGCTATAAAAGTATTAAATGGAAGCTCAAAAAAGCATATTGCATTTAATACGCCTATCCAGAAACCCATACACATTGGGCAGCGAAAGAAATGATATTGCGGTCTAATAGCATCAAAAATTTTGCCATAGACCGCAATCATTGTCGCGCCATAACAAGCTAAAATAAAAGTTAATAAAATCATTATTTATTTTTTCTTTCAAGTTTTAGCATTGATCTTGCCTGTTGTTCATTAGACCCGCCAATAGATCCTTTAACTTTATCTTCTAAAGCTTTGATGGAATCTGTTACAGCGGCGATTTTGTTATATATTTCGCCTCCTTCTTTTTTTGCTGGGAACGGGATTGTTTCAATCCTTGGTCCAGCGTCTGTATCAATTTCTCTTGTTGTTTTTTTTGTTTTAAGTATTTTCTCTAGTTGGTCAAGAGAAGTGTACATATCGGCAATGCTTTTATCAAAAGATTTGATAACAGAATCAAAATTGTTTAAAAAAATCTGATCTTGCTTTCTTTTTTCAGCAAATTCTTTTTCGCCTGTTCTTTTTTGTTTCTCAACTTCTCGCGCATCCGCTGCACTAGAAAGTTTACCGCCTAACTCAGTAGCTCTTTTTGAAATTCCTCTTAACGCGCTTGTTCCCGCGTCTCTAATTGTATCCAAAAAAGCTTCGTCGATTTCGCCTTCTTCTAACATCTTTTGAATTTCTTCTTGAATAATTGCTTTGACTTGCGATTCTTTAATAACCATATTCTGTCTCCTGTATTACTAGTAATTGTAACGATATATACCACGGGTTGGAAATCCATAACGCGGAATACTCCCTTTAGATTTTTCTTGAGGAACTTGACCAAGTTCTGTGCTTTGCTCTTCGTCTGGTGCGAGAAGCTCTTGTTCAAGATCATCAATAAACTTTTTACGGATTTTGTATTCTTGTTTATCTTTGCTCAAAAAGTTAGTTATGTTTAAAATAACAACATCAAGTGGTTCTTCTTCAAACTTTTTTTCTGTTGAAAATGTTGCTTCAAGAGAGCCATAAATATTACCCCCAATTATGGAATCAGGGGCAACAACACCGGCTTGTGTTAAAAAAGTAAATAGTTGATCTTGATCTGCGTAGCAATCTTGGTTAAATTCGCCTTTTGGAAAAGAAACAATTTTTCCTTTATCTGGCATAATGACTATGTTCATATTATGGTGGTCTTGCACTATAAGACTACCATCTAACGCCTTACGGATTGCTAAAGAGACACTTTTAGTCTTTTTTGGTTCAATTTTTAAAGTAAGACTGCTTGCATCAGGTGCTTTTATTTTTAGCGATGGCATTATGCTTTTACCTCATGCAAAAATTGCTGCACATACATAACCTTTTTTATTAAATCATCATTAATTTCTGAGAATTTAAAAGAATTAAGTGACTCATTGATTTTTGCAACATTTCCTGTTGTATCAGAATTTTTTACTTGCTCAAGGTCTGACTTGAGTCTTGTTATTTCTTCATTTAAATAAACTTTAAATTCTAGATCGTCCTCTGAGTGGTTAATATATTTTGTTAATAATTCTTTTTGTTCTTCCAAAAGTGATTCATTATATGTTTCATTAAAACGATCAACAAATCTATTAATTACAGTAGCGTCATAAACATCAGTTTTTTTATTTTCAGTTATTAGTTTACCAGTGATGTTACCTAATAGTTCTTGCTCTAACAAAACTTTTTGTTTTGCTTCTACGTTTTTATTAAAAATTTGCGAAATCGTTGCAAGAGTTTTATAGTTTGGCACGAAATTATCATAAACTTTTGCACCAAATGATTTATTTACTTTAGCTATAAGGCGACTTTGTTCGTTATATATATCGTTTTCGTTTAACTTATCGTGTTCTTGTTTTACAGCATCAATAAGTTTTTCGGCTATTTCTTTAGGAAAATCTTTTGTTTCATAAAGCTGCTTATAAAGACATAACTCTTTATTTAAAACGTTGTTTTTATTAAAAAATTCTTTTATTAAACCAGATATTGCAATTTGTTTATGTTTTTCTTCGTAAATTACAGCTTTTGTTAATTCTTTTACTAATGATTCAAATAAAAAAGCTGTATTGCGTTTTTTGTTATGTTTATGTTTTGGCTTTTCTAGCTTATTTTGCATCCTTTTTCTCCAAAGCTGTCACCAGATTTTTTATATCCTGATTGACTTCATGCAATCTTTTTTCGTTTTCGTCTTCTTTATAAGTAGTTTCTCTGTAGAGAGAAGCCATTGATTCATAGCCGGGAATCATAGTTCTAGCTGTATTTCTTCTAGCGCCCTCTGGATGGGCTTCTGACCGCATCCAAGATGCTACTTTTTTGGAATCGGAGCTTCTCATATCTGGTTTATCATCGCGGCGCTTAGCTGCTGGTAATTCTTCTACTGATAATGGTCCTTCCTCTTTTTCTGGCGTTTCACCAGCACCACCAGCGCCACCAGCCAAAGCTGCTGCTTCATCCCCGCCACCAGCGCCACCTAAACCAGCTTCTGCGCCAGCACCAGCTTCTGCCCCAGTAGCAATTGTTTCAAGTGATTTTTCAAATTGTTTATCGTAATATATTTCACGTTGAATTTTCTTAAATTCCATCTCAGAAAGATTGAAAACATTTTCCGAAATCCAGCGTTTGCTAAAGAATCCATCTTTTGCCTGACCAGCAACTTCAAACTTAGTTTTCCAGTGTTCAAGTTCTTGTAACTCTGAAATCTTAGATGGATTATTTAGCGATAAGCTAAAGTTTAATAAATCTTCATTTCTATAGCCAAGTGTAAATAAATGAATAATGCCAATCTTTTCAAGTTCGGCTACAAGCACTCTTTGTAATCTTTGAATAGTTCTTGCAAAACGAATATCTTTTTGAGCTAATGTTGTCTTGTCTTCTGACGCTTTATCATCGCGTGCAAGATAACTTTGTGGAATTTTAAGTGCGGAGAATAATTTATCGCGCAAATATTTTACGTCTTCAATGTCGCCAACGAAATTTCCACCATTTAGTGTATCAATCTTTGTATTTGAAGATCCACGAGTTGGAACGAAATAATCTTCGTCAATGCTCATTGGATTATAACGAAGATCAACACGCCCAGTTGATGGATCAACAATCATGTTACGCTTCATTTGTGCTTGAATTTTTAACATGTATTGTTCAACGTCTTCTGGAGCAATATTTCCAACATCAATATAGAATACACGACGATCTGGCGCACGAACGATGCGATATGCCATCATGGCATCTTCTAGGAGGTTTAATTGACGCCAAATACGACGGGCTGGTTCTAATACGCTTGTTCCATATGGTGCGTATTTGTCTTGTCCAAGAATACGGAAATGTGCAATTTGCCAATTTTCAAAAGTTAAACCACCGCTATTCCATTGAAATTGCACATAGTTAGGATTTGTTTTATCTTGTCCTTCAAGACGCTCTACTTCTTGCGAAGGAAGACCAATTGCATTACGAATACCGAGTTCTGGGTCTATTTCAAGATAGAGAAACATATCGCCAAACTTACACATCGTTCGGCACCAACCAAAAAGATTGAACTCAATATTTAATACATCATAATAAAGTGATTCAAGAATACCTCGTATCTCTTGATTAGAAGATTTAATGTGTAGCATTTTATTCATGCTACTGTGCGTTGTCATTTCATCGGCATAAATATCAAGAGTGCTAGCTATTTCAGGAGTATATTCCATTTGATCAAAGTCGCTATAACGTTCTGCGCGAGTTTGATTTGCCATAATATTGGCTTGAATTGCATCAAATGGGTTATAGCTTGTTCTTTGAAATTGTTTACCGCTTGCGCTATTAAAATTAAATTTATTTAAATCACGACGACGAAATCTTAACTGCGCCTGTTGTCTAAAATTAACAAGCGGACCAGAAAATAATCTAGTTAAACTTTTAAAAAGTGGAGATTCGGGATTCTTTATGTTTTTATTAAACTTTCCACCTTTGTTTTGCTGATTTGCCATTTATTATCCTTTTAATAACCACAAGAAATCTTGGTAAACTTTTTTGTTTGTATTAAACTCTACTTCTTTATGATTATACATCCCTTTGATAGAGGTATTTAAGCTACTTCCTGCTTTTCCTATAGAAGCTAAGATTGCTTTACTTAATTCTGTGTCCTTTTGACTGTTTATTAGCGTTGTATCGCGAACCCAACAGGCAATAGCAAGTGACATAACCAAGTCATCGTTATAGCCTTTTTGCGCTTCTGGCCTACCGTTTACCCAAACAAACTTTTCTAATTCTCTAACTAGTCTTTGTGAATTTATAGCGATAGCTTTATTTCTTATAAACTCATCAAGTTTTGCAATAATAAGTGGTCTTGTTTTTACTGAGGTTGTAAAACCGGGAACAACATTGCTGTTTCCTATAGCGGAATTAGGTTCCACATATTCATGGCTTGTTTTATTTGAATAATATAAATTTCTATATCCTAATTCCGCAACACGTTGAGCTACTGTAAACCCAATGTTATTATTTTCAATAACAAGGAGTGCGTTACCATATTCTTTACCGGCATCCATAAGAAATTTAGCAAATTGATCTGGCTCGCATTTTCCTTGATATTCTGCTACTTGCTCCATAGTAGAAACATTGATTATATGGAATACAGAATAATCTTCTCCGTCACCACGGGCAACGTCTGCAACAAGCAAGTATTTTCCTTGATGATTGTATGGCTTCCAGATGTGATAATTTCTATCTATCCATGATTTATGTTTTGGCTCGCTAACAGATTTACGCAAATAATCCATTTCTTCTGGATCTATTACTGTTTCGCCGCTTGCATTAAAATTACATAAATATTCCTGAGCGATTTCTCGCTTAGCCATATTTTTTGTTTCATTATCAAACCAATCTTGATCATGCTCTGGATGCACGCTCCAAGGCAAATTTGTTGGAATAAACAGATTTTGTCCGTTTTCTGCATCTTCATATGTTTTATGAAACCAATTGCCTATACCATTTGGAGATGAAAGAGCAATACAACGACCACCAGTAGAGATGGTAGGGTATAAACCGGTCCAAATGCTATCCATATTGTCAATATGCGCAGCTTCGTCTACTACAAGTAACGATACCGCTTCTGAACGACCGGCATCTTCGCTTGTTGGGATTGCTTTTATCTGTGAACCATTTGTAAGTTCAAATGAGTGTTTGTTATCAATACTAACTGTAGCTATTTTTAACCAATCTGGTACGTTTTTAATAAGAAACTTTACCTTTTTTACCATATTGCTGGCTGTACTATACTTGGTAGCCATAACAAGAACGTTTTTTTCGCGATAAAATAGTAATAACCAAGAAATATAGCCCGCACAGATGGTAGAAATACCAAGCTGACGGGCTTTCACTATAACATTAAAACGGTGATCGCGAAATTTATCTAATAAATCATCTTGGAAATCATATGTCTTAAAAGGTATTGCACCTTTTTCTGGATGGGTTATTCTTGCATAATTTTTGAGAAAATATGCGGGATTTTTACCACATTTTATTATTTCTTTTTTTATCTCCTCAACTGTTAACTCATCTGACATATAAACACTCTATTATTTAACTTTACGGGTTACATTTGCTGGCTTTGCTTTTTTGACCATTTTTTCTTGTTTGCCAAAGTATTCTTTCATTTTTTCTAGATTACCTTTAGCAACAACAGATGGTTCGCCAATAACAGCAACTTCTTTTAGGTTTAATACTTCGTATGGCATCATGGCCTTTACTAGAGCCTTGATACGGTTGCTGGATTCGACAAGGACTTTAACTTCGCCAGCCTCTTTCAGACGTAGGTTTTGCCCAGTTACTTTACTAAACTCTTTAACAATAAATTTACGCACTTCTTCAATGCGGCGCTCTATTTCTTTTTCAAAACGTTTTTCGTGAAGATTCATTAATGGTTCAAAGCTATTATATTTAATAATAAGCATATTGCCATGAAATGAAACACCAAAACCGTCCATTATGCGTTGATCAACAATTGGTTGCTCTTCACGTTTTAGACCAACTTCAACAAGTTCACCGTTTTCATCAATAGCACCATGATGCTTATTGTGGATAGCTTGCGAGATACCTTTAACTACATCATATACAGAAAGTGCCATTTTTTATCCTCTATTATATTTCTTAAATGTTTCACCGTTAAATCTAAATAGTTGTTTAGCTGATGTATCTTGCGTTTTATTCATAAATTTTTTAAATAAAGGCTCATTTAATGATTCATCTAATGCCGATGCCGGAATATGTGGTTGTGTGTCTTCTTCTGAGGGGGGAGATTCTTTATTGGCTGGAGTGGTGTTTGTAGGTTCTGCCGTTACCGCTGTTTTTTCTTGAGAAGATGGCGGTAACTGTTTAACGATACTGCTTAAAGCTCCATACAATCGTTTACTGAAATCGTCTTCTCCGTAGAGTTCTTTAACGCCATTAAAAATTTGTTCTGCTTGTATTGAATTTATTATACTAATGATAATTTTTTCTTGTGGAGTTGCACCCTGTACTGCTTCCTGAAGAGTGAAAATTCTATATTTGCTAAGTAACTTTTTAATAAAATTAATTTGCGCAGAACTAAAGTTTATTTCTGGGAAGAAGCTTTCTAAAGTTGTTCTTATAGCAGATATCTTTTTTTTCTTTGGGACTTGTTGTTGTTGTTGTTGTTGTTGTTGTTGTTGTTGCTGTGCTGGTTGCTGTGCGCTTTTTGCTGTAAGTGATTTGATCTCATCATCAATGATCTGTT